TCCTAATAGCGGGTTCCGTTGTCTTCAGTTAAATCGAGCGATTGGTTCGTCAGGTAACTCGCAACACGTCAAGGGTGAGGCGGTAGACTTTGAGGTTCCTGGCATAGAGAATAAAGAATTAGCTTTTTGGGTCATGGAGAATTGCGAGTTTGACCAGTTGATTTTAGAGTTCTACAAGGAAGACATCCCTGATTCTGGTTGGGTTCATTGTAGTTACACCCTTTCTGATGATAATCGAAAGTCCGCCAGAGTGTTTGACGGCAAAAACTGGAGTTCGTTGTAAGATGGTTGTCCCTCTTATTTACAAACGCTCCGGAGAGGACGATGACCCTATGAACCCTTTCAACGTACCCGACGTAAGTAAGGGCGTTGCCAACCAGTACAATTCCGCAGCCTCTCAAAATCTTTCCGGAAAGGGCTTTGGCAAGAACCCTGGAGAACTATACGACTGGAATGAGGTTACTGCTCCCCAGTCAACAAGCAGTATGCCAAGTCTCTCAAATGCTGCGTCTCGTGTAGGAACCCAATTGGGTGTGGGCACACTTAGTGCCTTTACCGGCGTACCTAGTCTTGGGATTAACGCGGTGGTGGATTTCCTTGACGCTAAAGATCGTTTTAGCATAGATAATGTTGGAGCCCTCGTCTCAAAGGTTGGGATTGCGGCACTTGGGTTGACAGGTTTTCCGGGCATGATTGCGGGTGCTGTTGCTTCACAGATTGACCCCGCCTCGCAACGAACGAGAGATAGAAATTTAGGTGTGTACAACACTTCTTGGCTTGGAAGAGCGCTTCGGAGTCCGGTTCCCAACACTTTCCAACACGCGTTTTTTGGTCAACGTGATATAGAGGATCGAACTCTGAACACAGAGTACGAAGATATAGAGGGTGTGAAGGGTACCACTTGGGATGATTGGGAGACATCCATGGATGGTCCGGGTGGGACCCCAGATCCGAACTCCTATGAGACCACCGTAGATTCGACCAAAGATTATTATTCTGGTGCCGAAAGTGACGAGGCTCCAGACGAAGACGATTGGAGCGAAGAGGGTTATGGCGATCCTTTCGCTGACGGCGGATACGTTGGCTACGAACACGGTGGAATGCATCTTTCTTCTGAAAGGGCCGACGAAAAATTAAAAGAAATTTATGGCGGGGGCGCATCTTATACACAGACCCCTAATTATTTTGAAAAAACAACGCCTAGAACACGTAATCAAAGTGTTACAATTCCGTCTACATCGATTGGTAATATCGATGTAGGTATTACTCTTCTTAAACAAGAAGAAAGAAGAATTATAACCGATATCCCCAAAAAAATAATGGAACTCGAAAATCTTAAAGGCCAGGAACGAGTAGACACAAAGAGGGCCGAGCTTAAAGGTATTTTTAAGATTACTGAAACGCCTGATTTTATGGCAAACACGCTTATAGATCCTAAAGAAATTAGAGCTTCGAGAGCTACAACGGAACAAGAAGTAATAGATGCGGCTGGGGAAAAAATTGAAGAGAACCAAAAAGAGTGGGCCGCAGGAATCACTCTTGCACTTTCTCCTGAGAATCTAAACGCCATAGTAAATGCTGATTACGCAGACCGGGGTCGCTTTAGAAATCTTAGAGGAGATGTACGTATACCGTTGTCAGACGACACAAGTGTAAATCTGGGAGCACAACGAAATCTAATAGAGGGTGGTCCAGACTCCACCTCATATAACGCAGGACTTAATACAGTCGTGTTGGATGACTATAACGTAAATCTGGGAGCACAACGAAATCTAATAGAAGGTGGTCCAGACTCCACCTCATTTAATGCAGGGCTTAATACACCCGTGTTTGACGGTATAGGTAACTTGGGAATTAACTACAGAAGAACGCCTGGAGACAGTTACATTGGTGGACAAGTTACCATCCCGTTAGGTGGAACGTAAATTACTTCGCTGAACCCCAGTTCTCGCCTAACCCTACATCGACCCTGGACGGTATAGCCAATCCCGGCGCACAATTCTCCATCAAGCCTTTGATCTCCGTCACCTGCTCATCGCTCTCTATCGAAAAGCAAAGCTCATCATGAACCGTGAGCATAGGCCAGTGTCCATGGTCCATGCAGTCTTTCATCGCTTGCTTGGTCTGATCGGCCGCCGAAGCTTGGATCAATCTGTTCAAAGCCTTGTATACGAAGGCAACCTGATATCTCTCAGGGTTCATGCTGGCCCAGTTCTTGTCTCTTTCCTCAACAGGCGTGTTCAGAACATCTTCCCAACGCTCTTCCAGCTTCTCCGCGTGAATAGGCTTCTTGTACTCCTTGGAATAACCCTTTAACTCCCGCATAGGAAACCGGCACTTTCTCCCCAGCAAGGTTCTCACCTCTGAGCGCCGAGACGCCGCGTCCATCACCGCAGAGGCCAAGGCGCGGATAAACGGGACCTTCTCGTCATACTCGTTCCGAAGAGACTTGGCTTCCTGAAAGGGTATATCACCCAAGGTCTGCGCCAACTTACCAATGCCCATGCCGTACATTATTCCAAGATTGATTGTCTTGGCATGTGTTCTGCTTACACCAGCCATGTCCGCAACAATCTGATGGAAGTCCAAATCGTCGTTCTGGTACTGTATCGCAATCTCCTTGACCTTTTCGTTGTCCTTGGTGGCCGGAGTAAGGGATGCGTAGTGCATCATCCATCGAGGCTCTTGGGCGCTGTAATCGAAGCTTCCCCAGCGGCAATCGTCCTCCGGGATAAACAGTCCGCGAATAAGAGACTTTATTTCTGGATGTCTGGAGGGAACCTGCTGCAAATTCGGATTACTGGAGGAGAATCTCCCTGACACAGTCCCACCTTCATCTGAGCGCAACTGGTTAAACTGGCAGTGGATGCGGCCATTATGCTGATGATTAAGAATTGTATCAACAAAGGTCGTATTCGCCTTGTTGTACTCTCTAATTTCCAGGATTTTCTGTGCAATTGGGTGCTCATGAGTTTTCAGAAAGTGTTTGGTGAAACTAGGTGCGTCAGATTTGGCGGTGCGTTCGTAGCTTAACCCCAAATTATCAAACACCGTGGCCAGGCTCCTAGCATTCCACGGCTCCAGATGAACCTTGGATTCAGAAAAAACCTCCTTGAGAAGCTTGTTTTCCTTGTCCGTCAGAAGTTTTTTTGTTTGTTCCGCCTTGGACACGTCAACCCGAACACCCCGGCGCTTCATCTCAAACACCATAGGAAGCAGAGACAACTCCAGATCAAGGATCTTCTCGCAGTTTTCCTCAATCAGTTTCTTATGCAGAACGTGCCAGAGACTTAGAGTGAGTGTCGCATCCTTCTCAGCGTAGGCCGCAACCCTCTCCGCCGGAAGCTTCCACATCTCAGCCTTGGCATCTACGCCATGCTGACTGGCCGCTCTCCGTAGATCCTCCTCGGCCTTCCGCTCTCCAAGGTAGGTAGATCCCAGAGCATTCAGAGAATAGCTGAAACGGTTCTCGTCTACCAACGGTGCCGCGACCATGGTGTCCAGTACCTTACCTTTGACTTCAATACCTTCGCTTAGAAGCCAACCTAGATCGTACTGCGCGTTGTGAAACACCACGGACATTCCGTGATTCAACTGGTCTTGGAGCCACCTGAGTACGAGGTCTTTTGCCATGTTCCCACCACCTTCGTGGGCTATAGGCAGATAGGCGCTCCACTCAGAGGCGGCAACAGAAATCCCTATAAGGTTTCCATCGTTTCTAACCCACCCTGGCCCCAAGTCTCGTAGGTGAGGATCTCGTGTCTCAGTGTCTATGGCGATAATTTTCTCGCCGGACAAGTCTGGGAGATGCTCTGGGGGGAACCAGACAGTCTCGTCAAACAGATCCTCACGCATGGTTTTTATCTTCCGATATAGCTGCCCACAGGGCTACATATGCAGAAGCATCAATACCATTATCGGACTTGGTTTGTCCCACCTCATTACGAGCCACCTTCAACAAAGCCATGCAAAACGCCACATCTTCTGGTTTTATTTCAGTCTTTAGATATACGCCCCAGAGATCAGCAACTCTCTGATGTAGCACGGTGTAATCGCCGTATTGCTGCGCCCGGTCACCACCCACAAGGGATGCCGCCGTTTCTAGTATATCGACAGGCTTCATAACGGATAGTTCCTATTGGTTTGGGGCAGCATTATGTGAAGTGCTTTCTTGGTTCTGGTGACCGCAACATAATATACCCGATGCTCTGTCGCAGGGTTCGTCTGGTATTCCTTGTGCGCCGCGTAAGACAAATCAGGCACCACCAGAACATTGTCGGATTCGCCACCCTTCATTGAATGTATCGTGCTGACCTTGATCCGTGGATTACGGACGTTATCCTTGCGCTTCAGCGCGTTCAGAACATAATTCTTGGTGTCTAAATCAATCTTTCCCAAAGCTTGATGCCACCGAACAGAACCGTCTACAAGAAGCCCCATCTTCTCTTGGGCTTCCGACATACTGATCAGTGCTTCCCTGTTCAAGCCCATGAGGGCTCCAGAACGCGGCCCAAAGCCGCGAGAGTAGCCTTCCCCCATATTCATGAACCCGTAGACGTTTCTAACCTTCGTGGGCGTCAGCGGCTCTCCCTTGGCCCATTCCTCCCAATCGTGTAGTGCCTCATAGGTTTTAGCCGGAATGCTGGGGTGGCCATTGCGGCTGTAGACCCAACCCTCCTCCCGTAAAGCTTGGGCATACTGCGAGGCAATGCGGTTCGTTCGAGCCATAAGACACCACTCACCCTCATGCAGCGGTACATCCCAAATGTTCTGATGGAACTGGACAGTGCCGTCCTCTTCCTTGGGTCGCCACGACTTCGGCGCCCGGCCCTCTATCCGGCTGACGATGTTCTGCGCCTCCTGCCAAACAGAACGGGGAACC